CGCTCTCGGTCTTGACAAGCTCCATGAAGTTTGCCAGCACGTTCGCCATAATTGCCTGGTCATGATACTGTAATGATGCAATAATATCAGTCAACGAACTAGCTTTCATGTCAACAATTTCAAATCCCCAGTTGGCGGGTTTTATTACATAACCCTTCTCATGGCTTCTGAACGTCTCGCATACACTAACCGCGTTATCATTGTCCTCGGCTGTGGTCTGAACGCCATCGGGAAGCGAAACCATTGGAATGCCCATGCCCATACGCTCATGCCGCATGGCATCAATCTTGATCTCCATGTTTTTGGCTTTCCAGTTTCCATACACCGACCGCAAAAGACTTTTGCCTTGCCAGTTGTTCCCCTCCTGGTCATTGGTAAATATAACCAGCTTTTCGTTGGGGATATGATAGGCGCGCTGTGAGGCGGTCTCGGAAGAAACCCACTGCTCAACCTCTCTGAGCGATCCGTCCCCATTTTGACGCCAAAACCTTATAGTCTTTGGTTTCCGTGGAGCCAGTTCTTTAAGCCGTATCTTGCCGTCTTTCTTCTGATATACTTTCTCGAATGTATAAAACCCATACTGCAAATACCGCAAGATATTTCTGAGCGTAGTGTTCCATGGTGAATAATCGTTTTCCATCAAATCGTCATGAACAAGCGCGGCGGCCTCCAAGTCTATGTCGTCCTCACTGGCCGGCTCAATCACCCACTCGGCAGCCAACACCGGAAGCCATACCAGTTGAAGCGCGGAATGAATCTGGCTATCCGTGCGCTCCATCTTATCGAAATACTTAAGTGCGGTCGATATGTTGGCAAGCTCGGAATTAAACTCCTCACCCGAAATCTGACCGCCGTATATAGTGGTCCCCTCGTGGCCCTTCTCGGACAGGTCCCTGACAACCTTGCCGCGTCCCTCTAAATACTCCGTGACCTCCCTGTCGATCTCATTTATGGTCACCGTGTTCATGCAGTTCCTTTAGTTTGCCTGTTCGCTCGTTTCACATACCTAAAAATCGCTATTGATAAAACCGGCGGTCAGCGGTCGCTCTGCTTTCGAGACTCCTAAATTCCAGTTGGCACGTACTGACAACGTGTCCACCTTCGCAATAAGCCTCTGGAATGCCTCAACCGCATGATCCTCAAACGTTTTTATGTTGTTCCAAGCCAGCCCCTCCAGCTGTCGCCTCAAATGCACACACCTGTCAAATATCTTAATCTTGTTCTGTTTAAACCGGCGATTGACAATCTCAACCCGTGTCTCAAATCCGATAGGATACGGAGCAAGGACAATCTGCTGTTCGGCTGCGTATACGTCCGCCGGCGTTCTGCCTGTACTCTCCGTCTGGAAAGCCCTTGGACATCCCACCGTAAACCGTGGCCGCCTGAACCTTGCGTAGAACATCTTGACGTTAGGCCCGTGATAGTCAATGCCCTGATTGGAAACATAGTACTCATCGACAATATAAATAATATCCTTGTCCCGATCATAGGCCGCAAACAGCCAGCAGGTCGGGTTCGAATATCCATAATCCATGCCGTCAAACCGCTCATACATTTCCGGCACATCGAAATAATCTTGCGAAGATACCAGATGCCGCTTTTCGTCAAAGTCTCCATGCACCAGCCCCGCATTTCCCGTGGCCATCCCAAACACGTACTTATCACACCAGGAGCTTGAATTGTTTTTGACAAGGTTTTCATAGTACCCTTTCAAGATGTGCTTCTCGTTCAGAAACGGCGGCGGCCAAAACCCAACATGATCTTCATCACCGCAAAATACGCCGTAGTCTCTCTCCCTGGTTACCCCACTCTTTGAAAAACTGCCCCTGTATGATTCAAGCGGCTTTTGAAAGAACCGATACCAGCACCAGTTCTTTCCCTCGAAGTTCCCCGAACACCTGGACCGGCACGGCGCAAAGCTTTGACTCATTCGCCCGACCGCCATGTCGTAAACATCCTCCGGTACTTCCTCGGCCTGATCTATCCATACACCACCCAGCGCAATATTTTTAAGCTTCTTAACATCCTTTGGCTTGTCAAGCCCCAAAAAGTAAACCTGAGACCCGTTCGAAAGCTCCAGTATCTTGTATGTCTGGTCAAAGTTTTCCCCGGACTGATCCCAGTCATAAAACTCCTTGAACTGGGGAATGGTTGACCGTTTCAAATCCCCCTTGAAATTTCGTATAATGGCCTGTGTAATTCCCGGGTGCTTCTTGCACTCGATAACCGTCTCGGCAACATTGACCATTGTCTTGCCGGATCGGAACTCTCCGAAATATGCCTTGTGTCTGGCCTGACAGTGAATGTACCGGTCTTGATATGAATTCAAATCTATTTCTACGTTTATAATCTTCATTCATTACCGTTGCCGCCCTTTAGAATAATGTTTATCTCTGTACCATCACCCGCAGACACGCTCATTTCCTTTGGCGCATTTAGCCCCAACAGCGCATCAATCTCTCTTTGAACCGCAAGGCAGGCTTTATAGTCCTTAATTACCAATGACCTTCCATATAAATCTTCCAGCCGTCTTTTTGCCTTACCAAGTTCTTCCTCAGCATTTATTTCAGCTACTTTTCGAAGCAATGTTCTTGCTTTTGCTATATAACTGTCTATGGACGCATCGCACACGCCCCAATCTTTCTCGTTTTTAGTAAATTGTAGTATTTGAAACCGCTCATTCCCAGCTAAAATCAAGTCAATAATAACGTTTACACGCTCTTGAACAGTAGCAACACTATTTCTTCTCCCGTCCATTTACAATTTTCTCCATCCATTCTTTGTGAAAATCATATAATTCTTTATCGTTAAACATGGTAAACTGCTCAATTCTTGGATTTGATGTAAAATTCGCAGATCCCTCAACTACAATGTAATTCTTGCCCCCTTTTAACAATATTATCTTTGAGTGATTTTTCGCCGCCACATATCTTTGCCCCCGTTCTCTCATCCCATCAAAAAGCATAGCATAAACAGCCGTTGTCCGTCGTTTAAAATAAAGCCCAGTTAAAAATGTAACCCTCTCAAGTCTCTTGTCATCAAAAAGCCCAAACATTTCCAGACAATTTTCCTGTGAAAGCGTCCACGTTGAAAAATACGCCTCTTCTGCACCATGAAGCAATTCGACTAACGCCGGAACAATAGACCAATAATCATAAGACCCATTTGTTATATAATGATAAGACCAACCCGCCAATGGTAATTCGTTTATGGCTTTTGCCGCTTTCTCCCGTTTCATCAGTGAAACAGTCTTGATTTTTGTCTGTCTGCGGACCCCCGCGGCATCAATGTTCACGCCAGTTTCTGTGTTTTCTTTTATGAATGGATTGTAATACATTTTTTAAGAATTTTCTTTGTTTTTAAAATTACTAAAACTAAGCTCGTTTTTTTACAAAGTTTTGAAGTTTGGGTTTTTCCCCCCACCGAGGGACCGTTTTGAAAAAACTTTTTTACTTTTATTTTTCCCCACGCTTTTAGGCTAATTTGAAAATAATTTCCTACTTTACCTTTTTGGGTCTCGCCGTATACCATTTTGAATAAACTTTTCTACTTTGAGTTTTCCCCGTAGCTCAATCCCGTTTTGAAAAAACCAAAATAGTTTTTAACTTTTTCAAAAACTAAACCCATTTTTAAATATAATTATTTGCAAAAGTCAAAAAACACCCATTTTCAAGGCTAAATTCGACCCCAAAACGGTCCCCAAAAAAGTTTTTTCATTTTCCTCGGAACTCAACCCAACTTTAAAAAAACTAAAATAGTTTTTATTTTTTTTTATTAATCAAGCCCAATTTAAAAAAACTTTTGAACTTTACCCTTTTGGCCGTAGCAACACACCTTCTGAAATAAAATTTTCTACTTTGGTTTTTTCCTTTTTGGCAAGGCTCAATCTAAAAAACATTTTAAACTTTTATGTTTTGCTAAAACCAATGACCGTTTTAAAAGTAATTTTCTACTTTGGTTTTTTATAAAAACTAACGCTCGCTTTTAAAAAACTTTTTGCGTTTTCCCAATACCGTTATTTATGCCTTCCAGCACCCGCACTTCTTTTCACCTTGTGGCATTCCGCAAAACCCGCAGTACGTTTCCCGTATTTCCCGCATTAGCTCTATTCTGTCACCGGCATTAATAGACCGGATTTCATTCAAGAACTTCTGGGTTTGTGTCTGCTGTAATTCTTGTAAAAGCACATTACGCCCCGTTGTTAGCTTACCATATTGCCGACTTCAACAATATGGTCCCCGGTCTTGTGGGTAAACACCTTCAACTGTCCCCGCCCATTTTAAACCTCATCGAAAATTTGGAGCCGGGGGTACGGACTTCCACCGTTAATCTATCGTACCGGCACGTTCCCGGTCGTAGTTACGCCTTTAACGCTCCCCGGCATGAAACGGCCACGATCTGCTTT